ATCGGAACATTATCCGCTCCATCCGTAATATGAGCAATACTGCCACTTGCAGAATCGGTGACATAGGCGGTGTTGTACAAGTCAGTAAATCCGCTCTTTAACTCAGTTATCTGGTCCCCAGTCTCCTTGGCATCTGCAGCCTTTCCGGCAATACTCAGCGTCGTGTCTGTGTCGACCGCCACTGCATTGTATACGCCGCCGTCAGTCCAGGCTGTGCCGTTGTAATAGTACCAATGGCCCGAAGTATATCCCGTCTCCGATCCTGTGTACACATAGACGCGTGACTGGTCGGTCATGTCCTCGACCGCATCAGCAACAAGGGGAGAACCGTAAGCTTCTTTTCGCACTGAGTCCGCAATCGCCCGGCATTCCGCAATGATTCCATCAAGCTGACTGTCAGACGGGATAGCTCCGCCTGCTACCGTGTCAGGGTCGATCGTGATCGTGATTCGCGCTGTGCAGATACAGTTTCCGCCATTCGTAACAGTAATTTTTGCGTCCCATGTTCCCGCCACCGCAGTCATCTGCACGTCTTCCGCGAATGTCGCTGTATTGCCCGCAAGCGTCCCCGCCTGACTGTAGACTGTCCCATCGGGCTTTGTCCCCGCGAGCACTGCCGTGGACCCTGTCGGGATATTTACATCAGTAATCCTGATATTGAGCATACGACCGTTTTCGTTCTGTGATAAATGCAAAAACGCCCGCCTTGTCGTGTTTATCTGAGGCTGGGCCTGCACCCGCATTCCCCAATCCTGTATATAAGCCATATCATAAACTCCTTATCTGCTCTTCTGTGCTTGCGCTGTATCCGAGCGATATAGTCTGTGCCTGTACTGCATAAACGCCACTGAGTCCCTGTGTGGGATACTGCATGCGTATCAAATCCCCTGGAATCACATCCGGCATGTATCTGCGCGTATAGCTTGCCGACTGTTTGACCTGTTGGGCTTCTCTGAGCTTCCTCTGTGCATATCCCGCGATATTCTCATTGCTCGCAAGATTTACCCCGCTTTCCGTCATCCAAACCTCACGCCCTCTGTTCTGTATGGAAAAAGGACTTTCAGGATCCTCGTCACGGGCAATGCCTGTTACGTCCCCTGCCGTTGCCCGATAAACATTCGGACAAGAGTACCAGTCAGCTGAGACCGTTACTTGCGTTTCTATCATGTCGTTTTCGATAGGGTCAAAGCTTGCAACAGGATCAAGCGGTTTCTGCTCGACGCTTATCTCTCCGTTGCCCGCTATTCTCAACCGCCAGTCAATCGCCGTGAGAATCTTGTCTATCATCGACAAATTTGTCTCGTTGGCTTCCGCAATAATAGGTTCAGTCAATCTCGGTGAATCTGCTTCAACCGTTACGGGAGCAGGTGATACACTCAGAAGCTGTCGGATAAGCTCTCCGCCCTGCATTCCTGCGGGCGCATACCAACCAAGAGGTATAGCCACATCCTCGCAAGGCTTGAGTACTGAATAGCATTCAAGCGTATTGCTCCGCACGTTTCCGTTAAACTCATTCGCGGGTGATGTCGCAAGACCCGTGAATAATGCCGTCCTGTTGCTGTCTCCGCCTTGCTGTGTTTCGAGATAAATCCTTACCCACTGTTCGACATTGACATCATAACCATTACAGTTGACGTCCGCAGATTCCCTTTTCCCCGTCAGCTCTCTGTGAACACTTCCGCCGACAAGAGGCACGGACCCCACGTCACGCCATGTCGCGGGGTCAACCTCCATCATCACATAAGAGGCGCTATAGCCTTTATTCCAGTCCATATCAGCCTCCAGTCTGTATCCATTCGGCGTAGGTCATGCCGTCGTAAGATTCGGGGTCGACCTTCGTGATCGACAGCGAGAAACTCACAAGTCTGTGCGAGTTCTGTTGTGACCAACTCTCCGAGACCTGCACGTCGGCGGCGTAGCTGCTACCGTCAGTGGTCCGCACATGACAGATTCCCGCGTGCTCCGCAAGTCTGCGCATGGTGTCGATGGTTTCCTGATCATCCGCATAGACGACCGTAGACATGCTCCCAGTGCGACTTACGGCAGGATTCCAATCTCCCTGCACGCTTCCGCCGAGATATTTGGTCTGCACGAAATCCTTCTGCCATTTGGACGACAGGTCGACATTCAGTCCGAGCGCAACGCGCCCTGTGCCGAAATCAATCACACTTGAGGCGCTGTCGAGGAAGTCGCCATCATAAGATGTCACGTCAACCCATGCGAGCATATCTTCTGGCGTGATGTAGTCTCCGTTTGCCGTGCGAGTGACGAACCGATGTCCGCCATGTTCGCCGAGCGTGGGATAGGGGTCGACATACTGCACGCCGAATGTAGCGCCGGGATAAATCAGTGTTGGCTTATCTGCCGACAATCTGTAAATATCACAGACATCTGTCGTCAGTGCTCCGCTTGGCGCGATTGGCGTCAGCACTGCGACCATGTCATCATCAAGGACCTGCACAAGAGCATCGGGTGCGGATGCCTGATGTGTCCAATGAACCTCAAAAGCCTGCTCAACTTCTGCGCTCTGTCCGAGCCCATCCTGCACGGTTGCGATAAGGCGATAGGACGCGCCATCATCAAGGATTCCGACCAAATCATCGTTATCGATTGATATAGACGCTTCTCCAAGCTGTGAGAATATCGCCACTGTTTCGCCCTCGAATCCGTTGAATGTGGATTCATCGGGTCGGTCAACGTGGTAATCTTCCGCACGCTCAATCACAACTCTGGTCGTGCCATTGTTGCCTGCGCCTGTTACCGTCAATGTCAACGGCATTTCAGTGAGTGACATCACTGTCCTTGTCTCGCTGTCTTCCGTGATAGTCTGCTCAACAAGCGATGTTGATACAAGTGCTATCTCGATAGGTTCGGCAACCGTCACTGCGGCCACATCGGACCATGCGGACTGTTTACCGCTCTCAGATGTAACTCTGACAGCAAGCAGATGCGTCTCTCCGCTCGTCCATCCCATGTCTGACAGTGTGATATTCTGAGCACCTGCAGTTTCGGCAATGACCGTATAGGTCGAGTTGACCAGTTCCGCAATCTCAGCGGATGACTGCCCAGTGCCATCCGTGGATGTATACGCCCACGACGCCGTAACGCTTCCGTCTTCGGTGATCACTGCGCTTGACAGGGACAGGATAGGAATATTCGGAGCGCTTGACAGGTCGATGCTTACGATATCGGAGTAAGCGCCGTATGTCATGCTGTCGCCTTCTCCGCTTGTCAATCTGACGCGCACATACCAAATCTTGCCAGTTTCAAGCCCGCTGATATTCCATGCGCTTGCGTGTGTCTTATTAATAATGTATGTGTTCGGTTCCGCTGTGCTTTCCCACGCGTCATCATGGTCTGCCCATGATAACTCTGCTGATGTTGCTTCGCTCCAGGGCCAATCCCACACGACTCTGATTGTGCCGGGTGTGCCAGTTATCGACAACTGAACGTTTCGGGGTGCCGCAGGAACACTTCCACCGTATTCGAGCATTGCGGACTTCATGATCACTTTTTTGACCGCATAGCTTGTCGTCCCGTCTGCGCGTGTTGTTTCGGTATATTCACCGACCGCCGCGAAAACCGAGAAATGGATGTTGTCTGTGCTTGTGAAGTCAGGACAATGCACGATTACGGATTGCTGTCCGTGCGGAATAATGCCGATATTGAATCCGTTAGGGTCGCTTGCCGTCTTGTACGTAACAACAATAAAGCTGTCAGTAACCTGGCTTGCATTTGTGACCGTGATCTCCGCCATGTGAGTGCTTTGGTCGATCGCCACGGACAGATTTGTCGGCGTGGCAAGCGTACCGACCGCCGCAAGGACAGGCTGACCGTAAGTCGTATTGCGATCGTGTACAGTATTGATTCGCACAAACAGGCACTGGTCAATTCCAACAACATTGTCGATCGAGAATGCCGCCGCATCGCTTCCGTCCTTATATGCCAGTGTCTGCGCGTCCGTAGGGCTTACGCCGTCAGGGCAGGTCATGCCTTCTGCCGGGATAGCGAACATATACTGGACATTGATCGCATCGATGGGATGCGCCACGCCTCGCACGGTTTCCCATCTTGATTTGCACAGATAACCGCCGACCTCAGTGAGATAGGCATTTGCTCTGACATTCTTTGTCTGATAGGGGAACGCGTAAACATGCTTTGCGTATCTCCAAGCAGAATACCCTTGCGGGCCTCTGGAGCGGATGCGCACCCAGCGCGTATAGGATGTATCCATGTTAATGATGGACGAATCCTCTGTGATGCTTATGTTGCCATTCGCGGTGGATCCATTCTCACGTTGCCATCCTTTAATTTTTGCGCCGTCTGTGATTGCGGAAGACTTGACACGCACTGACCATATCTCAACGCTGTCAAACCATTTCGGAACATCAGACGCAACCGCCGTCTTCCATGTGAATTTGCAGATATTGTTCCTGCTTGGGTCAAGCTCCGCTGTCAGCGTGGGGGTATTCGGAATCAAGATGTCGTAATCCTTTGTTGCCCATTCGCTGACTGTGGGAGTGACTGCTTCCTTCTTATCTTCTTTGTAAGGCTTGCGCTTGCCACGCACACGAAACTGGATAGCTGAGAGCAGTGTTTTTGTGTGGGGGTAATACTGATTGGTGTTGATTGTTACGACGCGCTTTGTGGCTGTGTATCCAATCGACAAATCAATCCATTTGCCCCACTTGTTACGGCCTTTCAGCCTGTATTGCAGGTTCTGGCCTGCGCCGTAATCAGCGTCGCCGATTTTCCACGAAAACCAAAACTTATTCCCGCTTCTCTTGATCGAAAGCCCTGACGGCTTACGTGTAACTCTGTTCATTTATGCCGTCCTCGCTTTCAAAACAAACTCTCTCGCGAATCTCTCAGCCCACTGTTCGGGGTCTTCCGCTCCGTTGACAGTGACATTAACATTGATAGTCTGTCCGCCTCCGGAAGCCTCGCGAATATCACGGAGCAGGGCGTTCCTGCCATATACCATTTCATCGCCTGCCTCACCGACGCCGATGAGCGAAGGACGGCTGAAGATATAGGGCTGTTCCATAGCCTTCTCATACCAGTCAACAGAGAAGCTCGGCAGGGATCCTTTTCCTGCAATTCCGAAGGGCGGGGTGCCTCCGCTGACGCTGATGTGCGGAAGCTGTAAGTTAGAAAAAATTCTGCCTATGTCGAGCGGGAAAAATCCTCTGATGCCGTCCAAAACTCCATCGATAGTATCTTTGGCGTTCTGAATGGGCTCTTCCAATGCGCTCTTGATATTAGCCATTGCTGTACGGACAAGACCGAGAGCCGCGCCGCCCATACCTCGCGCAAGGCCTCCAACAATCTGCACGCCTGCATTAAGCAGTTTCGGCACAAGCTTGATGATATTCTGCACGATGGTAAGACCGATTTTGCCAACAGCCTCAAGGACAGTCGGAGCGGCACGACCGATAGCACCAAGAATAACAGGAATGTTCGTTACGATTGTTTCACCCATGTTTGACATGAACTCGCCGAGTCGCTCGCCCAATGTCGGAATGTTCTCAGCAAGGAAATCACCGATCGAATTAATGATGTCCATTGCACTGGTCGCAAGGTCGGGAAGGTGCTCAACAATAGCGTCAGCGATGGTAGAGATCAGCTCTCCTCCCTTGTCAATCAGCGTCGGGAGCGCCTCACCGATTTTGCTTGCGAAGTCCGACACAAGCGTTGTCGCGCTCTCCCACAGAATGGGAAGGTTGGTTGTGAGGCTGTCGCGAATGCCAGTAACGATTTCCGAACCCTTCTCGATCACTGTCGGAATAGCAGACGTAATGCCACTTGCTATCGTGCTCATGATTTCGGGCGCGACCGCCGTCAGGTCCTGAATCTTCTGCGTGATTCCGCTGATGATGCTGTTGATGATTTCGCCCGCTTTTGCGATGATGTCGGGCTGTCCGTTAGCACCTATCAGATTATCGATAATCGCCTTGCCCTGTTCCGCGATCAGCGGAGCCGCCGCAGTGATAAAGCTTCCGAGCGCTCCGGGAATAGCACTCACGATATTGCCTAACATCGGGATAAGGTTGTTAAACAGGAATGTCCCTGCGCTCTGTGCAAGCTGTTGCATCGAGCCCGCCACATCTCCGCCAGTGGCAAGATTTGCAAGCACATTCTGCGCCGCCGCCTTCATTGCTCCGAAAGAGCCCGAGAAGGTCGTCGCCGCTTCTTCTGCCGCCACGCCAGTCAGCCCCAGGTCATCCTGTATCGCATGGATCGCGGCGTAGACATCGCCGAGATTGTTCATGTCATATTTGACGCCTGTCAGCTTCTCAGCATCTCCAAGCAAACGTTCCATTTCAGACTTTGTGCCACCATAACCAAGCTTGAGGTTGTCGAGCATGGTGTAGTTGCCTTTTGCAAAGCCCTGATAGGCGTTCTGAATCGATTCCAGCGGAGTGCCCATCTTCGCGGCATTGTCCGTCATGTCAAGGATAGCAGTATTTGCCGCCTCGACAGCTTTGGTTGTATCACCCTTAAACGCCGCCTTGAGGGATGCTCCGAAGCTTACCGCCTGCTCCGCGTAATCATTTGCGGATATGCCCGCAGATGCCGCCTCCGCCGCGTATTTTTTCGCCGCATCTGCCGCGTCACCATACAGGGTCTCAAGTCCGCCGTAACTCTGTTGGAGCTTTCCGCCCTCATCGAGCGCCGCCTTGAATCCCTTGACGACTGTCGCGCCGATCGCCGCACCCGCAAGCACCTTTTTGATGTTGCCCGCAATGCTGGATCCTGCGTCTGTTCCCGCCTGTTTTGCGCCGGGCGAGAGTGATTCTTTTATTTTCCCAGATATTCCTTCTGCCTTCGGAATAATCTGCACATATGCTTTTCCGAGATCAGCC